CCATCCACACCAGGAACCATTCCACCACCAGCCATTCCTACTGCTTCATTCTTAGCCTGTGCAGTTTCTGATAAAGGTATGAACTGAAACTCAGGAGGACCAGGAACAAGAGGAATTTCTGGTGCATCTATAGGAGGTATCTTAAGTAACCCAGTTGCTTTATTAAGAGAATCAATTAAGAATTTAACTCCATTATTAATCCCACCTATAATAAAATTCAATGGCGCGCCAGTAATCTGCCACAGTCCTTTCATTACTGCATTAACCATTCCAATAAGTAAATTAAAAAATCTTTTAATAGGATCTAAAAGTTGAGCAGGATCTTTAAGAAGAGTTAATACTCTATTAATTACTGACCCAACAAAGGTCATCATCACAAACTTAATTAACTTATTAAGAAAGTTTCCTACTGGTTTGGTGACGCTCTCAAGCATCTTATCTTTCAATCCACCTTTCTTATCTTCTAAATCCTTTTCTCTTTTCTTTTTCTTATCTGCAAGAATAGCTTGCCTTATCTCCTCATCTTTTTCCTCAGCTAAATCATTAGCCTCCACTAATGAATCTTTAATTGCTATTATATCTGCATTAATAGTATCTAATTTCTCAGTTACTTCTCCATTTAAAAATGCAATAACATCACTCTTCTTATCCTCACCATCAGGTTTTATATCATCAACACTAAACTTCCCTCTACCAGGAAGAAATTTGGATGCCTTAATAGTAGTTTTCTTTTCTTTAGGTTCAACTTTTCTAGATTTTTTTACCTTCTTTAATTCTTCTATTAAAATTCCTATGCGAGGATCTCCAGCATCTTTATTTGTTAATATTATTATTGCTTCTTTAAGTGATCTTTTATATCCATCTCCATCAAGCTCGTCAAAATCATATCCCATTTCCTCTAGGATATCTAAGACAGGATCAACTGTTGGACGAGTGCTAGGCATTAGATTGTTGTTGCTTTAATTTTTCATCTTCAAGATGTTGTTTTAGCATACCAATGTAAATGTCTCTCTCCCAAGGGATTAAGTTTTCAATCTCTGTTAATGAATATTTATGGTACTGCATTAAAGAGAAATTAATTTTATAATAACTCTCTAAACTCATATGTACCATGCCTAAGCGAAAAAAGACGATAACCCTTCCAATACTACAGTGCTTTCAACTTTTGTCTTAGGATTTTTAAAGGTGACACTATGAGATAACTTAGGCATTGTCTCAAAGAAATTTTCAATCTCCTTGAACTGCATACTATTCATCTGTTCTAAGAACTCTTTCACTTCTTTCTTAGTACAATCTGCAGTAGACCATACCTCTTCCTCATTATAAATTTTATCAATACAAGATGCAATCAAATCAAATGATTGATCCATACTCACCTCTTCACCAAAATCAAAATTACTTTTAATGAATTGATCTAATGATGGATACTTCATCTCCATAATTAAAGAATCATCTAACTTAACCTTGTTAGTATGCTCTTCACTCTTTTGTATTTTTATATCATCTATATTAATAGTAACTGGAACTTCAGTTACCTCATCATCAGGAGCAATAAGATTAACTTCAACCTCCTCACCCACAGATTTTCCTCTGATGTTAAGAAATAGATATTCAATATCAAAAGTAGGAAGATTCTCTACCTTCACTCCTCTAGTCTGAATACAATTTTTCAATACAGTTTTAATTGCAGTTGAAATATCTTTAGTACTCTCAGTTTCTAATGCTAATACTAATAATTTTTCTTCTTTAACTAGGAATGGTCTATACTTAACTTTCTTTCCTGTAGATGGCAACTCAAGTTCATAACTTGGCGTAACAATGGTAGGTAATGGCATAATAATTCTTTCAGTGTCTTATTTATCAAGTTGGTACAGCAGGTGCTGTATTAACTATCATATCTCTATTAACTTCTCCTTCAAACAAATCATCAATACTGAAAAGAGTTTGTCTTCTTTGCTGAACATATCTAATAAAATTAAATGATACACTACATTTTAACACAGAACTTTCTTCATATGAAACTGGTATAGCGGTTAATGATAAAGGAAATGCTTGAACAAAAGTATAATCAAGAGTAGTTCTGGCAGCTCTAGTGCTGGTACTTCCCTTAGCACTAAAGTTTCTCATAAAATTATCTCTTTCAAATTTAGTTAAGTAGATATTATTCTTATATGTTTTAGGATAAGCCATCCTATGACTTACATAAGGATCTTCATATGTTTTTGTATTATCAACTCCAGTAATATAATCCATCCATGCCTCTATCATTTGTATCACTTGATAATTTCTATCAACATAAAAAGTTAATGACAAAGATTCATCATACAATCTTCTATAAGCCATCTTCTCAGTCACACCAGCATAATCATTATTAACTTCATGAGTTGTTAAACTTGAACCTGGAAGAGATGCTTCACAGCACATCAAACTAATATTATCATAATCATAAGAACCTAATGACAATCTACTTCTTACTGCTTGAGGAACGGGCAAAGTCAATCTATATAAAGAAGATTGTGCTACATTCAGCAACCTCGACTTTATCTTAGATACCGTTAACCTTTCTGGCCTGACACCTGCCATCTATAAATATTTTAGATTATATATTATGTATAAGAGATGGCTGAAAGTATTAAGAGTAGGTACAAACCAAAGCACCCTCGAAAGTATCAAGGCAATCCAAATAATATAATATGTCGTAGTAGTTGGGAGCGTAAGTTCTGTAGATACTGTGACCTGACTGAAAATATTGTAGCATGGGCTTCTGAAGAGATAAGTATTCCATACATGTCTCCTGTAGATAACAGACCTCATAGATACTATCCAGACTTTCTAATGAAAGTAAAAGAAAGTAATGGCAGTGTCAAAACTTATGTGGTTGAGGTAAAACCTAAGAAGCAAACCAAACCTCCCAAGAAAAAATCTAGGGTAACTAAATCATATCTGTATGAACTTACAACCTATGCTATCAACCAAGCTAAATGGAAGGCAGCACAAGAGTATTGTTTAGATAGAAGAATTGAATTTAAACTAATCACAGAAGATGAATTAGGTATCAAATAATGTCAGCAAGAACAGAAGAACTTCAAGATAAAATTGAAGATGAGAATGATCCTGATGATATTATGATGTATATCATGGAGGTGTTTAGTGATACAGAATTAATTCCTGATGCAGGTAACTATTATACCTTTGTATATAATGCTAAAACTCCTGGTGTATTTGATGAATTCCCTCTAGTTGCTGTTACCTTTGTAGATAGATGGGGATTCCAAGGACTTAACTTTCACTGGGGAACATCAAGGAACTATACATGGAATGAGATTGTAGGAAGGCTACATGTAATACAAAATGATGAGATAGATTACATGCGTTCATTACGTTATGCAAACTTTAAGACTAAATAACTAAAAAGATATTAATGTCAACTACTAGTTCCCAGTTTTTGTTGGATAAAAAATCATTTGTCACTAAGACAGATGGAAACACTGCGACTGTAGTTCGAACTTCTACTGGGACAGCTCTTACTCAAACAGAAAAAGAAATTGCAGGAGATTATTATAATTCTGAATTAAATGAAATAGATTATGCAAAAATATATAATTTAGATTTTGGTTCTGACTACCTCAGTAAACTAGGAGCTAGTGATGAATGGATGGCCACAGCTTTAACTGATCCAACATATAAAGATGTATTTAAAAAAGCTACAGGAAAGAATTCTCCAAACATAAGCTTTGCTTCTATTGCTGATGCTAATTTAAATTGGGAAACTACTACTCAAAATAAAGATGCTAATAATAAATCTACTGATAGAGGAGGTAAATTTATAGGAAGATATCCTCTCAATAAAGATAGAAAGAAATTTGATTTCTTACAAGTAACTGCTAAAAAATACAAACCAAATTCATTTGCTGGTGCTGATGGAATGGTTCAAGATGCAGAAGATAGAAACATGGCTTCAGTAGGAAGCGTCTATCTTCCTATGCAACCTGGATTAGCAGAGTCAAATAATGTAAATTGGAGTGGTGAGACACTCAATGCACTTGAAGCTGCAGCAGCAAACATAGCAGGTTCTACAATAAAAGGTGCTAGTGAAGGACTAGGACCAGCATTTGAAGGATTAATGTCAGGT